ACTTCCCTATCCGTAACGATGAGGGAGCCACCATCCCCGCAGGGACACCATTGTACTCTAAAGGTGAGATTGGCGCAAGTGAACGAATTAAGGTAGGCATTGCCGACGCTTCAGACCCCGACAAGATGCCCGCTATTGGCATTGCCGAAACGGAGTTGACAGTTAACGGAGCAACGAAAGACGGCTTTGCCATCGTGACTGGGACGTACAACACGAACATCTCGGGCTTCTCAGGACTGGAGGACAACGACGTTTTATACGTGGCAGGTGGGGGAGGGTTGACACAGACCAAGCCCACATACCCCGACCTCATCCAAAACGTAGGAATTGTCCTCAAGACCAATGGCACCATCTGCCAAGGTCTAAAGGTATCTTGCATTGGACGCACCAACGACGTCCCCAATTTGTCTTTGGGGCGATTCTTTACGGGCAGGGTGGGAGGCACCACAGGGGAGAGCGTGTATGGCTTCCCTACAACGGCACCGAGCGATGGGCAGTCCCTTGTCTACAATTCAAGTGTTGACGCTTTTCAAGCGGGGTCACCAACACAAGCGGGAGTAGTTTCGTCTGTCCGTCGAGTTTGCTCTAACACTTCGCGCAATTTCAGCTTAGGCACCAAAAACTTTTACTTTGGGATTCCGGCAGATGCGACATATACCAGTCAAATTCGCGGGCCATTCGTTTGGGCTTTCAATAGCTTGTACGAGACTCTCCAAGCGTCTCCCTTAACAGAGGGTTCAACAGTTCAAATTGAGATTAACTACACCATCCGTTTAAATTCGCCCGGCTTTGTGGCTATCACACCAACCAACACAGGAATCTTTGCCGATTCGACTTTTACTTTTCCTACCTACACGACGGGAGGTGTATATACCGACACCGTAACAAGCACAACAGGAACGGTTGCCATCTTTCAATCTGTGAACAGTTTACGCTTCACAATACAGGCCACCGTTTCAGGAACAATTGAGGTTAACTACATAGAAATCAACGTAACACACGTATGAGTCAATTCATCTTCACCGACGACGAGAAGGACACCACGGCAGGAGCCGAACAGGTGGAAATGCTTACGCGGCTCGTCGATTTCGTCAACGAACTGCACGCAGAGATTCAATCCCTCAAAGCGGCCGTCCAAGAACTACAAGACAACACACCAAACCCATAACCTATGGAATTTATTCTCGACAACTGGGCTGAATTGGCCCTCATCGTTATCACCGCCGCTGGCTCTATCACGGCACTGACAGAAAGCGAAAAGGACGACACCATCGTGGACGTTCTCAAGCGCATCTTGAACGCAGTCATCCTCGGCAAGTCTAAGAAGTGAACACCGAGGACTTCAATAAGGTACTGGCCGAGTTTGCCGACGAGGTAAACTTAGCCGCCAAGCGAGCCCTTGGCTCCCGTAGGATTGGCAAAAACCGAACCTATGGGGTGGCTTCGCGCTCCTTACAGAAGTCCCTAGAGTACAAAATCTCCGATGGGAAGGTCAGCTTTGGGAGTCCCCTCCCTTATGCTGCCTTCATCCATTGGGGAGTCAATGGCACGCGCAAGAACCGCAACGCACCCTTTTCCTTTAAGTACGAGAATCCCAGCCGTAAGCACGTGGACGCAATAGAGAAGTGGATGAAGGTAAAGCCCGTGCGACTGCAAGCCGTAGGAGGTGGGTTTATCAAAAAGGTAGGGCCACGAGGTGGAGACCGCTTCCGTAGTGCCGCGTTCCTTATCGCTCGCTCCATCAAGCGCAAAGGCATTGCAGGACTCAAATACTATTCCGTAGCTCTGGAGAGCATCGTCCCACAATACACCGAGAAACTAGGGGAGGCACTAGCCCAAGACCTCGTAAAGAGCTTGTCTTTTAAGGTTGGCTCTCTCACCATCAAACTCAAATAAAATGGCTTTTTCATTTGGCACCACGTTTGCTCCACCAGAGAGTCCGGTTGAACTACGGCAGACTACGTATCTAACTTGGTCAGATAGTGCCGTGACCATTGATACGTGGCTCGTAGAGTTTTATTCCTTCCGAATGAACGGGACAACAGGCACAGACCCATTTGTCGAGGCGTATGTAGCTCCCGTGATTAGCGGTACTAATTTCACGCGAATCGACCTCAAAGACTTTGTTTTTCCTTTAGCTCAGACGGAACTTTGGTATGCTGGTTTTGGGAGTGGGCACCGAGCATCTATAACGACGGCAGGTGTGAAAGCCAGTGACTTGGCCACAGGTTACCAACTGCAAGTCTATTCCGTAACCAACGGAGTCAAATCGGCTCTGCAAGGGAGCTACAACTACATCCCTCTCAACCTTGCCACAAAGCAACCTTGGGACGACGGGAGCTTTGACAACATCTTTGAGTATTACCCCATCGACGACACAGTGAAAGGATGGCTTACCGATAGAAATGTGACGGCAGCTCCGGGGACTGAAAAAGACTACATCCGTTACGATATGGCCATCGAGGACGAAGGTATTGCGGATGTTCTGCAAATGGGGGCTTACGACTACGAATTTGAGACGGGCAAAAACACCAACGAAGCCAACTGGGATAGGGTACAAGTCAACATCGTCAATGGAGGAACGCTCGAAGGGTTTCTAACGCACGCGCCTTCGATTGGGACTTTGAATTTCGACGCCTATACAGTACCTATTGGCCCAGCCAACCTTGCCGCCATTCCTTCGAGTGATAGTCGGTGGGGTTTTTACTACGACATCGAGTCCAACCCTTGGGACTACATTGAATACTACTGTTACAAGCAAGGTTCTGGCTCAAATCAAAAGGGGCAAGCTATTCGGGTCTATCAAGACTGCCGACCTATTAAGCATAAGCCCGCTCAACTGATGTTCCAAGGGAGCAAGGGCACGGAGTTTTTGCGCTTTGACGGGAGGGTCAAAGATACCTTCGACACGAGCAACCGTCAGACCTTCAGTTTAGAGGCCACATTTACAGACGAATTTGGCGAGTTTTTGGAAGGGCAAAATTGGCTTCCAAACACCGTACTGGGATTGTCGCAAGGCATAAGGGGCTTTGTCTTGTCAGAGGACTTTTTTACCAACGAGGAGAGAGAGCTTTTCAAGCTGGCTATGGTATCGCGTCAGATGGCTATTCGCTACGATGGCCAATGGTATCCTGTGCGACTTAAGACTAGCAACTACGTCCACGAGCAAGCGTCTGCACGTTTGTTGCCCATTAATTGTGAGTTTGAAATCGCCAAGCCGTTGCTATGCTGAACCTTTATCTAAAGAGAGATACGTTTTCAGGAGGTGTAGTAACCGGCTACTTCTATGACTTAGTCACGGGCTATGCCAACGAGAGCATTCCCTACTCTTTGCGTTTTTCCGACTTGGAAAACATCCAAAGTCCAGTGGGCAGCTTTAGTCAGACCTTTACGATTCCCAAGACAGACCATACGCAGCAAGCCTTTGGACAGATAGAACATCCCGGATACCTTCCACTTAACGACGAACAAACAGGATTTCGAAGCTTGTTTTTCAAACAAAAGTACCCAGCGGCTTTGGGTGCTCTTGTGCCTGAAATCTTCGGATACGTTCAGGTCAAAAATATCATCCAAGTAGAGGACAGGACAGACTACGAGGTTGTATTCTTTGCCGATGCCGTGGACTTGACCAAGGCCATTGGAGATAAGCAACTGTCAGACCTTAACCTTAGCAGCTACGACCACGACCTGAACATTACAAATTTCAGTAACGCTGCATTGGGCAATTTGTTCTCTGGAGACGTTAGATACGGCCTTATCGACAAGGGACGCAACTACTCTATTCCAGAGCGACCACCGTGGACGGAGGACGATGGCATCTATATGGGTGAGTTTACCCCTTACATTCGAGCCAAGGCACTCATAGACAAAATCTTTTCGGATGCAGGGCTGACCTACACGAGCGACTTTTTCGATACGTCTGACTTTGCCAACATCTATATGCCCGCGTACAATGGTGCCCCGGCTCCCTTTAGCGACGACCAAGGGGACAACAGGTGTGCGGCTGGGTTGGCGACAGACTACGGAGCCACAACAGGCGTACAACGTGCCCTTGTCGTTGACTCTATCAATGGAGGACTCGACCCAGACAACAACTTCAACAACACAACGAACGCCTATACTGCCCCCTACACTTGCCGCGTAAGCGTTCGAGTAAATGCACATTACAGACGGGTGAGTGGTGGTGGGTCAAGTGTGTACGTCTATCTCTACAAGAACGGCTCTCTCTTTGCTACCATCGTAGATGGAGGCATATCTTCAAGCAACACAGACAGTCGATTTGAGCTTGTAGAATTTGACGCGGCCTTCAACGGCTTCAACAACACTTCCGGCCCCAAGCGTCCTGAGATTTTTTTGGAGGATGGAGACACCCTTGAATTGCGCTACGACATCACAGGCAGTCTAAACAGATTGTTTGGGACTAACCCCTACACAAGTGGCACTCCGGGCGTAGGAGAGGCGTACACGACCTCTTTAGAGGTTTACAATGTCTCGGAGCCATTGAGTGGACAGGACGTGGATATGGCCGCCAATATGCCGGAGATGAAACAGATTGACTTTCTGACCTCGCTTCAGAAGATGTTTAACCTCGTATTCATCCCGTCAGGCATTGACAAGGACTTCATCATTGAACCGTGGGATGACTATTTCGACTCTGGCGACGAGTACGACTGGAGCAACAAAGTGTTAACGGACAAGACGCGCAAGATGCGTCCAACGACAGACCTCCAGTTTAAAGACTACGAGTGGACGTACAGAGAAGGGTTGGACTTCATCTCCGACGCAGTAGAGCTAAGTCTGGACAGGGTGTACGGAGCTTACCAAGTGACCGACCCAGAGAACGACTTTGCAACAGGTGAAAAGAAGGTAGAGACCGCCTTGGGCAACTACATCTTGTCCTTAATCCCCGGCACCAACTTTGCCATACATAGAAGTCTTACGAGCGATGGAGGCAGGATAGAAAATCCTCTGCCTATGCTTGCGTACTGGGGTGGCATTATTGATTCGTTTGGCAACTGGTATTTGAGGCAAGACGATGGCACGACAGGTTCGGCAGCGACAGTCTTTCCGTTCTTTTCTCCCTACTCAGCCAACAGGCCAACACTCACAGACAACGACCTCAACTTCGGGATGGAGTCGGCCTTTGTGCCTCAAGAGTGCAACCCGCTGAACACCCTCTACCAAAAATACTGGAGGGACTACGTTCGTGAGTTGTATTCTGAATCCTCCCGTATCCTAGAGTGTGAAATTAAATTCGACAAGGTGGACTTGCTTCGATGGAAGTGGAACAACAAATACTACTACAACGGAGCGTACTGGAGAGCGTTGTCTCTTGACGTGGACTTGAGAAATATGGAGTCGGCCAAGGTCACGCTCATTAAGATTACGGAGACGACTCGCGACTGTGAGGACTTGCCTACCTCTTTCGATTCTACGTTGCAAGCCGTCCTCTTTAACGGCAGCACATCCCTTGACCCTGACTACGGCTCAAGAGAGTGTTGTATCCGATATGGCTACACTTGGCTTCCTAGCAAGTCGGCCACAAGCAAATGTATTCCCCGCACCCAACAAACTGCACCAAGCAATGAAACGACCTGAGCATATTATGAGGGCGATTGACCTGTTGCAAGCCAACAAGGTTAAGAGCTGCCTCCCGTGGTGGCTTGTCCCCCTCGACTACTTTTTGACGCTGGTATATCTCGCGGCTTTCGGTGCGGCTTGCACCCTCATCATCTATAACGTTGTGCAATGTCTGTGAATCAAGAGGTCGTTCTAACGTTCAACGCGGAGACGGGCGAAGTAGAAAAAGCCGTAACGGGCTTAGAGCAGAGTCTTGACCGCGTAAGCAAGGCAAGCGAGAGAGCTGCACAAAGCACAAGGGATATTTCTGCCGCAGCGGAGGACGTAAACTTTGACGCGGCTGCAAGTAGCATCTCCGACGTAGAGGGTGCCGTACAGGGTCTCTCTAGTTCTATCTCTGATGTAGCGAGTGAGACGGGAGATATAGACTTTGACTCAGCGGTTACAAGTGCTCAAGATGCGGAGAGTGCCGTGGGAGGTATTTCGCAAGCGGCCAGTGAAGCGACGCAGAGCGCCTCCCAGCTTGATAGCGAGATGCAAGACGTAGCGTCCTCAGCTACGAAGGCGAGTCAGGCAACACGAGCCATCGAGGACTCGTCCAAAGAGGCGGCCAAAGGAGTAGAGGGGGTCAGCAGCGCAACAACGGGATTGACGGGTGCCCTTGACCGAATGACGGGCGGAGCCGTGAGTGGCTTCCGTGCTTTGACGCAAGGCATAGCCGGGGGAGTCGCTGGCCTCAAGACGTTCCGTGCGGCACTTGCCGCCACGGGCATTGGATTGCTTATTACGGCCATCGCCTCGCTCGTATCGTACTTTCGAGATACGGAGCAGGGTGCCCAACGTCTGCGCGTTATTACGGCTACCCTTGGGACAGTCTTTGAGAAGTTTAGAGACATCCTTATCGCAGTAGGTGAGCGTCTGTTTGAGACCTTTTCCAACCCTCAACAGGCGTTGCGGGATTTTGCCCAAGCTCTGCAAGACAACATCCTCACCCGCTTTCAGGGATTGCTTGACTTTATTCCTAGCATAGCCAAGGCCATACAACAACTCTTTGAGAGGGACTTTGCGGGAGCCGCACAGACGGCAGCCGACGCAACAGGTAAAGTTGTATTGGGTGTGGACTCTGTTACCGAGAGTCTCACCGAGGGAGCTAAGGCGGCAGCCGATTACGCGAAAGAGACGAGAGACGCGGCGGCGGCAGCGGCTGGACTGGCACGTCAAGAGAACGACTTGAAGGTGGCAGAGAGGGAGTTTCTATCTGTACGGGCACAGACCAACAAAACGATTGCCGAAAATAGACTTCTCGTAGAGGATGAGAAGCTGGCATTTGAGGATAGGATTGGAGCACTCGACGCGGCCATTGAAGCCGAACAAAGGACGGTGGCTCAAGAGTTGGAGTTTGCCCGTCAGCGTGCCGAGATTTTGGAACGTAAAGCGGAACTCGCCAAGAGCGACGAAGCGACTATTCAAGCCGTAGCCGAGGCGCAAGCGGCAGTTATCCAGTTGGAGACGCGCTCCCTTCGCACCCAAAAAAGACTTGAGGGTGAGAGGCAGAGTCTTATCCTACAACGTGAGGCACGAGCCAAGCAAGAACAGGCGGCAGCACAGAAGGCAGCCGAGGAAGCTCAGAAGGCAGCAGAAACCGAGCTGGCGGCACGTCAAAAGTTGGAGGACGAGCTTTTCAAAGAGACACTTTCAGCGCAAGAGAAAGAGGAACTCGTCGTACAACAGACCTACGACGTGCGTATAGCCATCGCAGGGGACGACGAGGAACTCATCAAGGCGGCCACAGAGTCTTTGGAAGCTAGTCTGCAAGCCATCCGAGACAAGTACCGCAAGCAAGAGGAGGAGGCAGACAAGAAAGAGACAGATACTGCCCTTGCAGAGTTGCAACGTTACTACGACGAAGCGGAAGCCATCGTAAATGCAGGCGAAGCACAAGACCGAGAGAGCGAACTACAACAGACCCAAGAACGCTTTGCCGAGCAGATTGCATTGGCGCAGAAATTTGGGGAGGACACGACTGTCCTTGTGGAGGCGCAGAGACAGGCGGAGTTAGACATCAATGCCAAGTACGACCAACTAGAGATTGAGGCGAGGGAGCGCAAGCAACAAACCATTCTCAACACGGCACGCAACACCCTTGGCCTCCTGTCAGAGCTGAACGCGGCCTTTGCTGGGGAGAGCGAGACAGAGCAAAAGGAGGCGTTTGTGAGGCAGAAAAAAATCCAGTCAGCTCAGGCACTTATTTCTACCTATGAGAGTGCCGTCCAAGCGTTTAAGAGTTTGGCAGGGATTCCCGTCGTTGGCCCCGTGCTAGGTACGGCAGCGGCAGCAGCGGCAACGGCAACGGGCTTGGCCAACGTCCAAAGCATCCGGCAACAATCCTTTGAGGGCGGAGGCGGAGCACCAGAGGCCACGCCCGCCCCGTCTTTGAGTGCGGCAGCTACGCAAGCCACGGAAGCACCACAAGCCCCACAGTTGGACTTGTCCTTCCTTGGAGACATCCAACAGACCTTACCCCCCGTGCAGACCTACGTTATCTCTAGCGACGTAAGCAACGCACAACAAGCGAACAAGAAAATACAAGAACAAGCAACACTATGAGAATCGTAGAATTAGTAATTGACGAGGAAGCCGAGCTCTACGGCATCGATGCCATCAGTTTGGTGGACAGGCCAGCCATCGAGTTGGACTTTATTGCCCTCAAACAACAGAAGGTACAGTTTGCCGAGGTTGACGCAGAGAAAAGAATCCTTATCGGCCCTGCCCTTGTGCCCGACAAACCTATCTACCGCAAAAACGGAGAGGACGAGTTCTACGTCTATTTCTCCAAGAGCACAGTACGCAAGGCGGCAGAGCTATACCTTAAGCACGGCAACCAACGCAACCACACCCTCGAACACGAACACAAGATTAACGGACTCACCGTGGTGGAGTCGTGGATGGTAGAGGACAAAGAAAAGGATAAGAGCGCGGCATACGACCTTGACGTACCTGTGGGGACGTGGATGGTTGCCGTAAAGGTGGACAACGAAGCCATCTGGCAAGAGTGGGTGAAAGAGGGCAAGGTCAAAGGTTTCTCTATTGAGGGATACTTCGTGGACAAGATGAAAAAGAACGCGGAGGACGAGATGTTGGCCGAACTAGCTAAGGCCATCGTTAAGACCGACAAGCGCACCAAGACAGGAACGCGCGTCGTTATGGAGTCCTACACCGACTATCCCGACGCAGTTAAGAACAACGCCAAGAGAGGCATTGAGCTAAATGAGAAAAATGGCAACAAGTGTGCCACCCAGACAGGCAAGGTGCGGGCGCAACAACTGGCCAACGGAGAACCTGTTTCTCTGGAGACTGTCAAGCGAATGGCCTCCTACCTTTCACGGGCGGCTGAATACTACGACGAGGGCGACACCTCAGCGTGTGGCACCATTTCGTATCTCCTATGGGGAGGCAAGGCGGGATTGCGCTGGGCTGAGTCGAAGCTCAAAGAGGAATTGTGGGCAGCGTTGAAAAAAGAACTAGGAGAACTTCAGGATTGAGGTTCCTAAAAACTTATACACACAAAAGGCACTCTATGACTATCAAGGAACGAGTACAGGAAGTCTTCAACAAGTTCAACGTGGCTCTCGAAGTAGAGGACAAAATTCGCGTCGATATGGCTGAGGAGACTCTTGAAAATGGCACTGTTATCTACACCGACGCAGACGACTTCTCAGAAGGCGAGGAGGCGTATATCATCAACGACGAAGGTGAGCGCATCCCCCTCCCTCCCGGAGACTATAAGTTGGCCGACGGTGGGACTATCTCTATTGGAGACCTTGGCAAGATTAGCAAGGTGGACAAGCCACAAGGTGGAGATGCCAAGAACGAAGGCAAGCCCGACGCAAAAGGCGTAGATGGCAAGCCCAACATCGACCCTACAAAGCGAGCCAAGAAGCCCGTAGAGGATACACCACCACCAGCCAAAGACCCTGCCCCCGGCAAAGGAGGCGGTGCCCCTGCCAAGAAAAAGAAAAAACTCTCCTCAGAGGAGGACGAATCCAACGACATGAAAGTAGAATTTAACCAAGAGGAGGTTTTGGCCGTCCTCAACGAGCGATTCCCCGACTTGGGAGAGGAGCTTGCCCAAGCCATTGCAGCAGCGGTGGCTGAAGTGTACGCAGAACCAGAAGTCGAAGCCGAGAAGGACGAGGACGAGGAGATGGGATACAAAGACAAAGAGGAGATGCAGACCGAGGAAGTAGCCGAGGAGGTTGCTGAGGAAGTCGCAGAAGAAGTCGAAGTAGAGGTAGAGATGAGCGAGGACAAGCCCGAAAAGACCGAGCTGGAATCACTCAAGGAAGCCCTTGCCCAGACCAACGCCAAGTTGGAGCAGTTGCAGAAGTTCGCGGCAGAGCCGGGACTCAAGCACAAAGCCCCCACACCCAAGGTTGAAAAGCTCGACCTTGCCAATATGACAATCGAGGAGCGCGTCCGTGCTCTTGCAAATCAACTTTCTAAATAAGCTACTATGGCTGATATGAGTTTCACAGTGAGCAACTACGCAGGTACGGCAGCCGTTCCTTTCGTTGCTCCCGCAATTTTGAGCGCAGATACCATTGCGAACGGGTACTGCACAGTTCTCGACAACGTTCGCTACAAGACCAACCTCCGCAAGGTTTC